CCTTCAGCTCGCAAAAAAAATCCAGCTCAACTCAGCATATGGAGCGCTGGGCAACCAATACTTCAGGTGGTTCAATTTTAATCACGCAGAGGCTATCACGACGTCTGGTCAGCTATCGATCCGCTGGATTGAGAAAAAGATTAATGCATACTTCAACAAGATGCTTAAGACAGAAGACAAAGATTATGTGATTGCATCGGATACAGACTCTGTGTATGTAAACATGGGACCTCTTGTTGATAAGCTTGAAATGACTGATGATCTCGAGATCGTTAAAGCACTTGATGCGTTCTGCGAGCAGAAGATCCAACCTTACATCGATAAGTCGTATGAACAGCTTGCTAACAAGATGAATGCATACCAACAAAAGATGCAGATGAAGCGAGAGAACATCGCCAACAAAGGTATCTGGAAAGCTAAGAAGATGTACATCCTCAACGTGTGGAACAGTGAAGGTGTGCAGTACGATAAGCCGCAGCTTAAGATGATGGGCATTGAAGCAGTACGTTCATCTACGCCTGCGTCATGTCGTGAGAACATTAAGAAGACTCTAGAGTTGATAATGAACACAGATCAAAAGACTGTGCTTAACTTCATCGAAGAGTTTCGTGATAAGTTCTTCAACATGGAGTTCGAAGAGGTTGCATTCCCAAGAAGTGTTAAGTTGATTTACTTCCGTAAGAATGATGGTGGTGCAACATTCCCGCTTCATTATAAACTGGATCAAAAGTCGCTTCCTATTCAGGTTAGAGCTTCTCTACTTTATAACAAGGTTATTAAAGATGCCGGCCTCGATAAGAAGTATCAATTGATCGCAAACGGTGATAAGATTAAGTTTGCCTATCTCGTAACCCCAAATCCTATCACACGCCAGGAGGATGTTATTGCAACAAACTCCATGATGCCTAAGCAGCTTGAGATTAATAAATATATCGATTACGAGAAGCAGTTTGATCGTGCTTTCCTAGATCCTATCAAGTCTATTCTTGATGTATTGCACTGGAAAGTAAACACTAAGAAAGTATCTACACTAGAGGATTGGTTCGCATGAAGTTAAGCGATGATGATTTTGGGTTTAGTCTTGTATCTGAGTCTGAACTAAAGGCTCATGAAGAGCAACTAAAGAAAGTAGTAGAGCAGCAGGCAAAAGCAGTCGAGCAGAAGACTGTTGAAGCACAGGATAAATTACATGGTCTTAGAGATATGATTATGCCTTTGCTCACTAATCTGGCCAAAGATCCAACAAAGGAATATATCTTGTGGCCAGATCGTGCCGCAAAGATACAGGCTTTCATTAAGAAAGTAAACAACTACGTAGACGGATGATAAACTATCTGGCACTCGCAGTAGCCTTAGCTCTCTCGGGTGTCTCTGGCTACTATTCAATAATAGGTCTAACTGCAATTTTTTCCACAGCTTTCTGGCCTGTAGTTTTTATGGGATCAGTATTGGAAGTAGGAAAACTTGTTACTGCTTCTTGGTTGTATAGAAACTGGAAGCATACACCTTTTATAATCAAAACATATCTGAGTACTGCAGTGCTTGTACTCATGTTCATAACAAGTATGGGCATATTTGGTTTCTTATCTAAAGCACACATAGATCAAACGGTTAGTTTAAACACAGGCGCTACAGAGCAAATACAAATACTAAATTCAAAAATTATATTTGAAAAACAAAGCATAGAAGATATCGATAAACAGATATCACAAATTGATGCCGCTATTACAAAAATGACAGATCGTGGGCAAGCTGCATCATCACTTCAAGCTGCTGATAAGCAGCGAAAGACGAGAGATGCTCTTGTCAAAAGGAAAGACGATCATGTCAAAAATATTTCCATTTTCACCGAACAAAGAATTAAACTCGAATCAGAGTTCAGAAAACTCGAAGCAGAAGTCGGACCAATCAGGTATATTGCCGAGCTCATTTATGATGTATCATCTACTGATAACCTTGAAAGGAGTGTTAGGCTGGTTATTCTTCTCCTTGTTGCTGTTTTTGATCCTCTTGCAGTGGTTCTCTTGATAGCAGCAAATATTGGTATAACTACACAAAAAAGGTTTACAAAAGAGCAGAATATTGGTATATTAGAGATTGACAACAAGGTTCTTGAATCATAGGAGTTATTATGTCCCTTAAAGAAAAGCTTATTAAGAATTCTACTATCGACCTTACCGCTACTTTGCTTGACAGTAAAGTCTTCACAAAGAAGGATCAGATCCCAACTCCTGTTCCTATGATCAACGTTGCGTTGTCTGGTTCAGTTGACGGAGGTATCACGCCAGGTTTGACCATGCTCGCCGGCCCGTCTAAGCACTTTAAGACTGGCTTTGCTTTGCTTATGGCTTCATCATTCCTTAAGAAGTACAAGGACGGTATCATCCTGTTCTATGACTCTGAGTTTGGTACTCCACAGTCTTACTTCAATACGTTTAATATTCCATTCGAGAGTGTTGTTCACACACCTATCACGGATATCGAAGAGCTTAAGTTCGATATCATGGCTCAGATGAAAGAGCTCGATCGTAATGATCATGTCATGATTGTTATTGACTCTATCGGCAACCTTGCTTCGAAGAAAGAAGTTGATGATGCACTCGATGGTAAGTCAGTTGCAGATATGTCACGCGCTAAGCAGCTTAAGTCTCTCTTCCGTATGATTACTCCACACCTTTCTCTTAAAGATATTCCTATGATTGTGATTAATCATACATATAAAGAGATCGGTCTCTATCCAAAGGATATCGTTGGTGGCGGCACCGGTTCTTACTATGGTTCAGATAATATCTGGATCCTAGGTCGTCAACAGGAAAAAGACGCAGATGGTATTTCAGGATATCATTTCGTCATCAACGTGGAGAAGTCACGTTATGTCAAAGAAAAGTCTAAGATCCCTATTACAGTCAGTTATGACGGAGGTATTAATCGGTGGTCTGGCCTATTGGATGTTGCTATTGATGGTGGTTACATTGTTAAGCCTAAAGCTGGTTGGTATGCTACCGTAGATAAGGATACAGGTGAAGTTCGTCAACCGAGCATGCGAGCTGCCGACATTGTAGACAACAAAGAATTTTGGACTAAGATGTTCCAAGAGACAGATCTTGCTAAGTATATTGAAACAACTTACAAGATGGCAGTTGGTTCTATTATGGGAGTTGATGATGATAGTACTGAGTGAGTTTACAGGCATTGATGCATATAGCGATAGAAAGGCTATCATCGTAGACACGGATGGAGTATTCGGTGTTCAGTACATCCTTAGTGATACTGTAAAAGATTACCGTGTATTCCCAGATCGTTCGCTAAATTATGCTGAAGATGCAGCAGAGAACTGGGTAAGCGGCGTAATTAATCCAAAAGATCTTACAATCACCTATTAAGGAAAATTAATGGCTATTGAGCAACTAATCTTTGGTAATCTTCTAAACAATGAAGATTACGCTAGAAAAGTTATACCGTTTTTAAATCCAGAATATTTTCAGGATTACTCAGATAAGCTTATCTTTAATCTTATTGATGAGTACGTTACAAAGTACAATGCCTTTCCTACTAAAGAAGCTTTAGTGATCGACCTTAGTAATAAGGATGGTATTAATGAAGATGTATTCAAGAAAACCAAAGATAAAATCTTGGAGCTTACACCAGGTGAAAAGAAAGAAATCGAATGGTTGTTTGACCAAACAGAAAAGTTTTGTCAGGAAAAAGCCGTATACAATGCAATTATGGCCTCCATACAAATCTTGGATGATAAGACTGGGAAAACCTCTAAAGGGGCCATTCCACAGATCCTATCAGATGCACTTGCAGTCTCATTTGACACTCATATTGGGCATGACTTCCTTGAAGACTCGGATGCGCGCTATGAATTTTATCACAAGAAAGAAACTCGTATCCCATTCGATCTTCACTACTTCAACGAGATAACTGGTGGTGGTCTTCCTAATAAAACACTAAACATTGCACTTGCCGGCACTGGTGTTGGTAAGTCGTTGTTCATGTGCCACTGCGCAGCTTCTAACCTTAGTAAAGGTTTAAACGTTCTTTATATCACCATGGAAATGGCTGAAGAACGTATCGCCGAACGCATCGATGCTAATCTTCTTGATATTCCTCTTGATCAACTTGAAATTATTCCATTGCAGTCTTATAAAGGTAAGATCCAGAAGCTTATGTCAAAGACTACAGGCAAGTTGATCGTTAAGGAATATCCTACTGCCTGTGCTGGATCTGCAAACTTCAGACACCTATTGAATGAGTTGAAGATTAAAAAGAATTTCAAACCAGATATCATCTATATTGATTATCTAAACATCTGTATGTCTTCGAGGATGAAGTATGGAGCCAACGTCAATTCTTATACCTATATCAAAGCAATCGCAGAAGAGTTACGAGGACTTGCCGTGGAGTTCAATGTACCTATCGTCAGTGCGACTCAAACAACTCGAGGCGGATATTCGAGCAGCGACTTGGGATTGGAAGATACATCAGAATCCTTTGGACTCCCGGCCACAGCTGATTTTATGTTTGGACTCCAAACATCAGAAGTCATGGAGTCACGTAATCAAATTCTGGTTAAGCAACTCAAGAATAGGTATAATGATCCAGGGACTAATCGTAGGTTTTTCCTTGGCATTGATCGCAGTAAAATGCGGCTTTATGATGTAGAGCAAGGAGCACAAGATGACCTATTGGATGGTCCTAATTCAACTAAGTCCGTTTTTGATAACAGCAAGTTTGGTTCTGAAGACCATGATAGAAATCTTCCGTCAACCAAGTTCAGTAAATCAATGTTCGCGGGGTTCAAATAAATGAATTATAAGATTATTGACAGCAAGGCCATTCCTACGTGTTTTGATGTGGTAGAAACGGCCACTAATGTGATAGTAAAAACATTTCCATTGTATCAAGATGCTAAGAAGTTCCTTAGACATCTTAATCTTGGTGGTGCATTTGATGGTTGGACTCCAATGTTTATGGTAAAAAAATTTACTATTCCTAAGGAAAAAGCATAAGCATCTGTATAAATATAGCAGTTCCGCTTTTAAGTAAGCGGCAAAGCAAACACGTTTGTGTCTGCAGCACAAGTGGCAAGCTGATATCATCAGGACTGGAATTGACGGGAAAAATGGTGGGGTTACACCCGTCCGTGTTGCTTAAGGGCGAGTCGAAAGGCTCGCCCCTTTCATTTTATAAATATGAATAAAAAAGGTATAAAATGGAAGATATCATTACCTCAAATATAAAGAAATCATATCCTTCAGCTAAGATCGACTACATGGTCCGACTTAGTTCTGGCAACAAAAAGTTGTATTCTATTAGAGGAATAGATAAGAATAGAGAAGTTGCTTTTGAAAAGCTAAAAGATCTATTCTCTAGATTACAGATAAGTTATGAAGTTAAAGAATCTAAATCTGTATCTAAAAACTTCCCATATGTAGTTACTATCAATTATAATAATGTGCAGTATCAATATACTACTAAACCAGATATGGCCGGCAGAGTAAGTTCAGGCAGTTTAGCACAAGATAAGTTTGCAGAATTTGTTAAAATGTTTGGCGGAACTAATGTAATAACTGCTAAAGTTGGATCCCAAGTAGCCGATGTTTCTTTTACTTTTAATGGTGTAACAGAGAATGCAGAAATTAAAAATTCTGCGAATTTAAATCAAATTAATGCTTTCGATATCACTGTGTATAGACAAGATAAAAAGTCGTCTGGTTCTAAAGATCTAACATTTGTTAATGAACTAATACAAGATTTTACGGGATATGCTACTTTAGAAGAATATATAGACTACCTTCGACAGTCTGATATGTCAATAGGTTACTCAGGAGATCCTGGTGTAAAAAATAAAAGTGGTAATCTTCCAACAAAAAATTTTAAATTTACACAAAGACTTGACAAAGCTGCTAATACATTAAAATCACACTGGTATAAAGATGATTATTTTGTCATAGTGAGTGGTAATAAGTTTACTATATTCAATACCAATAAGCAAGGCGCATTAGCGTCTAATATTGAAAAATTAACAGGAATAAAAATACCAGTTTTTGGGACAACAAACTTAAAAGAAATAAAGTTTCAAACATATGGTGGCACACGACCGGGCACTATAAGAATGCAGTTATCAATCAGTGTTGCGTCAACATCTTCAATAGAAATGAACCAATCTTTGATTGATAAGCTAAACATAAATATTTAATTTTTGGGAACTAATTTAATGCGCTCTTTTATTACATTTATAACAGAAGAAACAGAAGATACTGGTTCTGGTAAAAAGTTAAAGCACTTAACACATATTGAAGATATGCCAATTCATGGCGGCCATGATGGTGTAGCAAGCGCAGCGCAGATGTTAGACGATGTTCATAAGTCTCTTCTTGGTAAGAAAACAGATACACACATCTCAACAAAGTTTGATGGCGCACCTTCTCTTGTATTTGGTTATCATCCGAAGAATGGCCGCTTCTTTGTAGCATCTAAGTCTGCATTCAATAAGAACCCAAAGATTAACTACACTGATAAAGATATTGAAGCAAATCATGGTCATGCTCCGGGATTAGTGAGCAAGTTAAAAGATGCTTTACATCACTTACCAAAAGTTGCGCCAAATAACGGTGTATATCAGGGTGATGTTATGTACTCAAAGAAAGATGTTGAGAATGATAAAGGTCAATTTCATTTTCAACCTAACACAGTAAAATACTCTATTGATAGAGACACGCATCAAGGTAAAGCAATTAGAAATGCAAAGTTTGGTCTAGTTGTTCACACAAAGTATAAAGGTAAAAACTTAGAAGACATGGAAGCTACACCACATGTTGATAGAGAAAACTTCTCTCAACATCCAGATGTGCATAATATAGATCCAACTGTAAAATTTGATTCTTCTCATTATACGCCAGAAAAGCAGAGAGAATATCTAAACCATATTGAGAATGCTAAGAAGATATATTCTAGAATGAAGCCAGATGCTTTTGAACCTTTACGCGGACATGAAACAGATTTAGAAGCACATGTCAACGATATGGTTCGTAAGGACGGTACTCCTTCACATGAAGGTTATATGACACATATAACTAATAAGCATAATAAAGAAATAGAAAAATTAAAGTCTGATGCCGGTAAAGATAAGAAAAGACAAGCGCTTGCATCTAAGCTAGAACACATTCAAAGCAACAAAGATGCTTTCTCTAAAGCTTTAGAACTACACAGCCATCTACAAAAAGCTAAGAACACACTTGTAGATGTTATGTCAAAGAATACAGACTTTGAACATAGTATAGCTGGTCAAAAAACAGGACCTGAAGGTTTTGTTGCGCACAACAAAGGTAATATGGCTAAGTTTGTAAATAGATCTGAATTCTCGAAGATGAATCTATTAGGTTATGGTGCCATAGCTGGAAAGAAAAAAGATGAAGAAGTTTAAAGATTTTATAGTAGAAGAAGAACTAGCTAAACCAACTAAACCTGTTGTTTTTGCTTTTGGGCGTATGAATCCCCCTACTACAGGACATGAAGTTTTAGTTAATAAAGTTCAAGAATTAGCTAATAAGAATAAAGCTCATCATGAGGTGGTTTTATCTGCAACACATGATAATGATAAGAATCCGCTTACTCCTGAACAAAAATTAATGCATGCAAAAAGATTCTTTCCAGACACAAACTTAAAGGTTGCATCAAAAGCCGAACCAACACTTATACACCATGCCCAAAGACTAAATAAAGCTGGTCATGATCATCTTATAATGGTTGCAGGTGAGGATAGAGTCCAAGAGTATAAAGATCTATTAAACAGATATAATGGCAAACCAAATAAAGCTGGCACTATTCCATTTAGTTTTCATAAAATAGACGTTGTATCAGCCGGTGCTAGAGACCCAGATGCCGAAGGAGCTGAAGGAATGTCAGCATCCAAGATGAGAGATCATGCTAGAAATAACAAATTTAAAGAGTTTAAAAAAGGCATACCAGATCATGTAAAACCTGAGCATGCCAAAGAGTTGTTTAATCATGTTAAGGACTCTTTAAAAAAGCCTCAGACTGAT